CAAAAAGATATTTGGTGGAGTGAACGATTGGGGATAGACATTACCCCTCGTTGGGTTCTACAATATTGGGGCACAGAAGTATGTCGTGATGGATTTCACCCTGATATTTGGGTAGCAAGTGTAGAGAATAAGATCCGTCAAACATCCGATAACATTGTAATCACTGATTGCAGATTTGCAAATGAAATAAATGTTATTAAAAAGGTAGGCGGCATCACACTTAGGGTCGAAAGAGGTGATAGACCTGGCTGGCATACTAGTGCGGTTAAGTACAATACTGCCCCCACAAATAGCGAAGAATGGATGCGGGCTAAATCTGTCTTGGATAGCATTGGGGTCCACGCCAGTGAATACAGTAGTGTGGGGCTAGAGTATGACCATTATATTGATAATAATGGTACCATGGACCAGCTACATTCTCAGATACAGTCACTAGTCAACTTGTAAATCCCCTCGTTTCCAAGTAACTTCCTTTCGTTTCACCACCTCGACACAACACAGGCAAACTGTTCTTAGATTTGTAAGAGCAATGTTTTCTAAGTTGCCATCAATATGGTAGACGGTAGTTTGTGTTGGGAATAAACTCCTAAAGCCACATATGTCACACGTGGCTTTTTTCTTATAGCCACTCTTGGTCCAGTTTGCGACCCGAGGTTTTAGGTTATTCCTCTTCCTACCACATTCATCACATCTACTACGATAGTGAGTGAGCCCTATACGGATGTAGTTTATCGCACAAACGTTCTTGTTACAATAATTACATATGGGTCTCATAGATGTATTTATTTTATTCCAACCTTCGAAGGCACCAAATTGGTGCTTTTCTTCCCGATACGGCATCTTTTTTCATAGTAAATGCTAAATACTATTATGCATTTTAGGGTCGTAACCCTCATAATCTTACTAAAGGATAAAATATGAAAAGATATCATCTTGTTTACAAAACAGTAAACACGATCAACGATAAATTCTACATAGGGAAGCATTCAACCGATGTGATAGACGACGGCTATTTAGGTAGCGGATTGTTAATATCTTCGGCAATTACAAAATATGGGAAAGAAAATTTCAAAAGAGAAATTCTTCATTGGTGTGAATCTTCAGAAGAAGCTTCTAGTGTGGAAAAACAATTAGTTGATGAGAATTTACTTTTGGATCCGCACTGCTATAATATAGCTCTAGGTGGATGTGGTGGGAATTTAGGTGACAATGTTAATAGGAGGATTGGTCATAAAATTTCAGAAATTTTATCTGGGGTGCCAAAAACTACTGAACATAAGAATGCTTTAAAAGCAGTATGGAATAAAAAGAAACATACCCTAACTGCTCAACAAAAAGGTAAGATAAAAACAACTATCACTGCAACTTGGAAATCAATGAGTGAAGATGAAAGACGATTAAAGTGTGGACATCCGGGGAAATCCAATGGTTTTTATGGTAAAACGCACAAAGAATCTTCACTTACTCAAATGAAGTCTAATCTTCCTGATCGTTCAGGCAGTAAAAACCCAAGAGCTAAACAAGTAACAATCAACAATGTTACTTATGCTACTCAAAAAGAATGCATAGAAGCATTAAAAATTTCTAAAAGAAATTTATATAAATTATTAGGAGAATCCAAATGAGTCTTACCAGCCCAGGCGTAGAAGTTACTATTATCGATCAGAGTCAGTATCTTCCAGCCCCAACTAATTCTGTCCCACTTATTGTGTTGGCGACAGCACAAAACAAAGCTGACCCGACTGGTACCGGAGTAGCCCCGGCTACAACGGCAGCTAATGCGGGCAAACTATTCCAAGTTACTAGTCAACGTGATCTTGTCAGTTTATATGGCAATCCGTTTTTCTACACTACTACTAACGGAACACCTATCCAAGGATATGAGCTTAATGAATATGGGCTCTTGGCAGCTTATTCAGTTCTTGGCGTTACTAACCGTTGTTATGTTCTTCGTGCAGACATTGATTTAGCAAGTCTTGTCGGTCAGGCAGGTCGTCCAACAGGCAACCCAGCTACCGGTACATATTGGTTAGACACTACCAACACTGAGTGGGGCATTTATCAATTTAATGCTACTACGGGCCAGTTTGTTAGACAAGTTCCAATCGTGATTACGGATACTGCACAATTATCGGCTGGGTTTCCAATAGCAAGCATTGGTAACATAGGTGACTATGCAGTAAATGCATTAGAAATAACTGCTGCTCCCACAGCATCCTCATCAAGAACATATTTCTACAAAACAACTGCAAACGCATGGATTGCGGTTGGTGTCGCCGCATGGAAAGCAGATTGGCCGACCGTACAGGGCACTGAGTCTTTGCCCACGTTGAACGCAGGAGATACATTCATTATTTCTCTCAACAATGAAGTTCCGGTAACAATTACCGTTCCAGACGATGGCGGCGGAAATGGTAGTGTGGGGTCAGTATCAAATGAGATCAACTTGCTAGACTGGAAATATCTGACTGCTTCAGTACGAGATGGTAAATTGTGTATCTTTGGTACGCAGATAGAAGGGTATGACGACTCTAGTCAGTTTGTCAATATCGCAGCCGATACCGGCACTGTGCTTGATGACATGGGAATTCTTGTCGGTGATTACTACCAACCAAAATTGCAATATGGTACCTCAGCCGAGCAACCATTATGGAGCGCAAGTCAAGCAAATCCTCGTCCAACTGGTTCGGTATGGATTAAGACTGGCGCATCCGGCAATGGTCTAGCACCAGCTGTTTCAGAATTTAATGCAACAATTGCTGCTTGGACGCCCAAGACAGTGGTAGTGGCCCCCTCAGATTGGGCCGTTGATTCAATGGTTGACTCGACCGGCGGTGGCGCTATTCCCGCAGGTAGTGTGTATGCACAATATGCCTTTAATGGTGAATTTAATCCATCTCCGGTCTATCTGTGGGAGAGAATTGCTACTGGTCCTACCGTAGTTACAGGCACAGTTGCTAATCCGGTGTTTTCGGCTGGCGCATACCAATCAACAGTGACTGTCTCGTCGCCGGGTAGCTCAACACTATCTGCTGCATATCCTCTAACTATACCTGACAACGCTACGGCTACTGGGTTTGTGACTGCATGGTCTGCCGCTGCAATCCCCTTCACTACCGCTGCAGTGACTACTGACGGTGCAATTCAATTAACACACACTGAAGGTGGGGTGATTATTATTAATGACATCAGCGCAACAGGTGTTACTAATGGAATGCTATCCACAGCAGGATTTATTGTTGGCACTACAGACGGCTGTAAGTATGGCCCTTCTTCAGCAATCGTATTTAATGGAGTGGTTCAATCGGCTACTACGGGAGTAGGTTCAGGATTGGACATTAATGTCACTATGGAATACGGCTATTATCAGGTTGATCCGACTACATTTGACAATGATGGCACTGGATATGCTGTCGGCGATACAGTTACCTTCCCCGGAGCTTCATACGGTGGCACGACCCCGAGCAACAACGTAGTTGTAATTATTGCAGAAGTAGGTGTAGGCGGTGCAGTAGTTAGTCTAACACAGGGAGTAACATCGGCCATTGTTTCCGTGCAAACTTTCTCAGTTCAGATGAGTAATTGGAGAGAGTTCACATACACTTCAAATGAAGGTGAGCCAGTAGCTGATCCTGCAAATAACGCAAATTGGTTCTACAGTGTAGTAGATCAAGTTGATATTATGGTCAACTATGATGGTGCATGGGCCGGATACAAAAATCAAAATTATGATAGCAACGGCTTCCCGACACCAACTGGTAGTAATGCTACTGATCCTGCAGGCCCAATCATAAGCGCATCTGAACCTGTTACCCAAAGCGACAGTTCAGCCCTTGTATACGGTGATCTTTGGATAAGCACTGCCGATCTAGAAAATTATCCGATAATTTCTCGTTGGCAGTCAGTTGATGGTGAAGATAAATGGGTTTTGATTGACAATACCGATCAAACTAATCCAAATGGTGTTGTATTTGCAGATGCTCGTTGGGCGACTAACGACACAACTAGTCCTACAAATGACCCGATACCAACCATAGTTAGCTTGCTAACTAGTGATTATCTAGATATCGATGCTCCATCGTATTCTCTATATCCTACAGGTATGCTGTTATTCAACACCCGTCGTTCTGGTTACAATGTTAAACAGTTTAAGTCAAACTACTTTAATACCACTAACTTCCCAGGACAGGCATTGCCAACTGAAACCAGCACTTGGTTGTCTGTTAGCGGATTGCAGTCGAATGGCGCACCTTATATGGGTCGTAAGGCACAGCGAGCAATGGTAGTTCAGTCATTGCGTTCAGTGATTGACACTAACACTGATATTCGGGATGAAGATAACTTCTTTAACTTGATTGCTAGCCCTAACTATCCAGAAATGCAACCTAACATGATTGTATTGAATTCGGATCGCGGCGAAACAGGATATATCTTAGGCGATACCCCAATGGGCTTAGCTGATAGTGCAACCGACATTCAAGCGTGGGCAACTAATGCAGTTGGTGCTACATCTACTGGTGAAGAAGGCTGTGTTTCTAGAAATACATACATGGGTCTATTCTATCCAAGTGGTATCACATCAGACTTGTCAGGTAATTTAGTTGCTGTTCCCCCATCGCATATGATGTTGCGCACATTCTTAAGAAATGACACCATTTCTTATCCTTGGTTAGCAGCAGCAGGAACACGCCGCGGTATCATTGATAATGCAGCAAACATTGGCTATATTAATAGAGTCACTGGTGAATTTGTGACTATCAAAACACGTATCGGTATCCGTGATGTTCTATACATTAACTTCATCAACCCACTAGTGTTCTTCACTGGTAATGGCTTGTTGAATTATGGTAATAAAACAAGCTTCAATTCGACTAGCGCATTGGATAGAACCAACGTTGCAAGACTTATTGCTTATATGCGTCGTCAACTAGCACTAGCAGCAAGACCGTTTGTGTTTGAACCTAACGATGCATTAACACGTAAACAGATTGCAGGCGTAATGGAATCGTTAATGATTGACTTGGTTGCAAAACGCGGCATTTACGATTATCTAGTGGTGTGTGATGAGTCAAACAATACTCCTGCTAGAA